ACAAAGCACCATGAAATCATAAGCATTACCGATGGATTCCAGAGAAGTAAATGCCTTCTCAAATCGAATCATATAGTCATACGCCTTGATCTCCAAACACTTTGCTTTCCTGTTCGCCTCCGATACCTCAAAGATCCCCATCGGGATCGTTTCAAAGGAACCGCCCGCAATCTGCAGATGATAAAACAGCTCCACGATCGCATCTTCCAGCGTATACCTATTGATCTCGGAAAAAAGCGAGATTCCCATCTCCGCAGCATACACGGTTCCAAGCTCGATCTCCGTGCTTCCGCAGCACTGGCTTGTAATATATCCGCTCCCTTTGACCATATCTTCCTGGTCAAAGTTATAAACCGTCCCGGCAGTCGTAGTGATCCTGCCCGTCCAGTAGTATTTTCTGTTATTTGCCTTCACTGCTGTTAGGAAGGCGCTGCTCACTGGATACATAGCCTCCCTCCTTAAAACTCTTTCAATGTGAAGGAAACCTCCCACAAGCTCCCATAGCTTGTATCGCTGACCAACTTCACCTGATACCCGTCAATGTACATCTGCGTGTCCACGATATTCATGGTCTCCATGTCCAGATACCCCACGGTAATGCTTGCCAGCTTCTTATACGCCGAAAACTTATTCAGCCACTTCTTCGATACCCGGAAGGTCACGCCGATCTGAACCACGCCTTCCCTTACCACATCCCTCTGAGTGGTTCCTGCTTCCGTCACTCCGCCGCTGTCTGCCTCCACATCTGACAGATTCACGGAATAAGAGGCAGGCATCGGTATGTTTTCATTGTTGAAAACCAGATATTGCATATGTGCCATATTACCTGCCTCCACTTCTCAGATTCATTCTCTGCTGAGCTGTAACCACGATCTCATCGATCATGTCACCACCGATATATACAGGAATCACGATATCTCCTGCCGAACCGCCACCGGCAAGAGCCGTTTTCAGCGCCGTATTGATACCGGAGATCAGATCACTTCCTGAAACACCGGCTCCGGCATAACCACCCTGAGCAGCCATCACTCTCGGAGTGACGGTCATATCAGCCGTAACACCGTTCATAGCGTTCTCGATCATGCCCCGGCTCTTCTCAATACCCTTCGCCAAGCCTCCGATAAAATCAGGCATCCACTTCTCGTAATCCGTCAAAGGACCTTCATCCGGCACGGAGAAATGCAGGAAGCTGCGGATCTTATCCGCAACCGATGAAACCGCATCCCCGACCTTGCCGATCATGGATTTGATACCGTTCACAATACCTCCGATAAAATCAGCTCCCCACTGGAAGGCTTCCGATGCCAGGTTCTTCACGAAATTGATTGCCTTGTCAAATCCACTCTTCACCGCGCCATAGATATTTCCGCAGACATTCTTGATGCCGTTCAGCATCGCATTGAACGCATTGGAAACGGCATTCTTTATGGCATTGGCCGCATTCGATACCGCAGACTTGATATTGTTCCATGCTGTTGTGACCGCATTCTTGATACCGTTCACGATATTTGTGATTGTGGTCTTAATGCCATTCCAGACCGTTGTTACCACGGACTTGATCGCATTCAGCACCGTTGTGATAGCGGTCTTGATACCATTCCACGCCGTACTCAGGAAAGTGGAAATAGCCGTCACCACTGTCGTGATAACCGACTTGATTTCGTTCCAGATCGTGGTGAAGAAGGTTTTTATCGCATTGAACACTGTAGTCACGGTATTTTTGATTGCGTTCCAGGCATTTGTCAGGAAGGTGCTGAGCGCATTTACCACAGTCGTGAAGATATTCTTGATACCTTCCCAAAGCCCGGTAAAGAAATCCTTGATCGCATTCCAGACCGTAACAGCAGTGGTCTTTATAGCTTCCCACGCCGCCTGGAAGAATGCCTTCAGCGCCTCCCACACGGCAATAGCGATCTCTTTGATGCTCTCCCACAGGTCGATCCAGAACTGCCGGAACTCTTCACAATTGTTCCAGAGATAAATGAACGCTGCCACCAAGGCAACAATCGCTGCGATAATCAGCACATACGGATTCGCCGCGCATACCGCATTGAATGCAGCAAATACTCCCTTCGCTGCATTGATCACACCTGCCAGCTTCGGAACCAGAGTCATAATGGTACCGACCGCAGAGATGACTTTACCGACTATGATCAGTATCGGTCCGATTGCAGCCGCCACCAGGGCAATCGTCACAATCACCTTCCTGGTACCTTCATCCATCGAATTGAGCCAGTCCACAAACTTCTGGATCCAACCAACAATCGTCCGAATCGCAGGCATCAACAGCTCACCAAAGGAAATCGCCAATTCTTCCAGCTGAGACTTCAGGATCTGCAGCTGACCGGCAAGGTTGTCATTCATGGTCTCGGCCATACTTGCTGCAGAACCATCACAGTTATCAATCGCACTGGAAAGCTTGGTGATATCCGCTTCCCCGGCGTTCATCAGAGCCAGAAATCCGGACATCGCATTCTTGCCGACAAGACTTTCAGCCGCTGCCGCCTTCTCAGATTCAGACAATCCAGAAAATGCCGTCCGGCAGTCTGCAAGGATATCCGACAGATCCCTCATAGAGCCATCCGCATTGGTCGTGGCAACCGTGACCTCTCCGATAGAGGATCCGCAGATCTTCACCTCTCCGGACAGGTTGTTCATGATCGTCCTGAGGGAAGTACCAGCCTGAGAACCCTTGATACCGGCATTCGCCATCAGGCCGATCGCTTCCGCCGTATCCTCCGCAGAGAATCCCAAAGCACCGGCAATCGGAGCGCAATACTTGAAGGTCTCACCCATCATTGAGACGTTCGTATTCGCATTACTCGATGCCGCTGCAAGGATATCAGCAAAATGCCCGGAGTCCTTCGCAGTAAGTCCAAACGCTGTCAGCGCATCCGTTACGATATCCGAAGTGGTAGCCAAATCCTCACCGGAAGCAGCAGCCAGGTTCATGACACCTTCGATACCGGAAAGCATATCCTCTGTCTTCCAGCCAGCCATCGCCATATAGTTCATGGCTTCCGCCGCTTCGGATGCGGAGAACTTTGTCTTCTCACCCATCTCACGTGCTTTATCCCTGAGTGCTTCCAGATCAGAACCTGTCGCACCGGATACCGCCGCCACCTTGCTCATGGCGGAATCAAAATCAGCGGCAGTTTTTACCGCCGCCGTACCTAATCCCACAACGCCCAGAGTTACCGGCATGAACTTCTTTCCGACATTGGTAACATTGTCACCGACCGTCTTCAGCTTTTCACCTTTTGCGGCGATCTCCTGAAGAGCCGTACCGGAAGCCTTCGCCTGTTCCTCCAAAGAGTTCAGCTTTGCCTCCGTCTCCGCGATCTCACGCTGCAGACCATCATACTGTTCCTGCGTGATCGTTCCATCCTTCAGCGCTTGGTCTGCCTGCTCCGCAGCCGTCTTCAAGGTCTCCAGCTTTTCCTTCGTTTCCTTGACGGCATCCCCCAAGAGCCTATGTTTCTGAGCAAGCAGTTCCGTATTTCCCGGATCCAGTTTCAGGAGCTTATCGACATCTCTCAGCTGGCTCTGCGTATTCCTGATTTCTGTATTTACGCCCTTTAAGGCAGTCTGTAATTTGGTGGTATCGCCGCCAATCTCAACGGTAATACCCTGGATTCTGCCAGCCATCCGATCCCCTCCTTCCTTTTTTCGGGTAAAAAGAAAGCACCGGCGGATGTGATTGATCAGCCGATGCTTTCTTGCTTAAATTTAGGTCTAGGTTTCATCTTATTCCCGGAGTCAACCCATACTCCGTCAAAACATAGGTTTTGTCACAAACTTCTTCAATATATTTTCTGTCATGGGAAACACTTATGATAGCTCCCGGAAAAGTATGCAGCAAATTCCTGATCACGGGTCCAGACAGAGGCGAAAAGTTTCTCGTCGGTTCGTCAAGGATCAATACATTTGCATCCGACAGGCTCATTTTGAGCAACAGTATTTTGGCCTTTTGACCTCCAGACAAATCTGCGATGCAATGATCCATTTCTTCCGCAGTATATTTCATAGATCCAAGATAAGTGCGAACCCTGGTGGTATCCTCCTTTTTCCCGCCAGGAGCAAGAAAATCCACAGGGCTTTGGTTTTCATCCAGCAAATCCAGATAATTTTGAGGCATATACTCTGCCCTGATATCGTCCCTCGGTAACAGTTCCTTAGCTATTTCCCTTATTAACGTTGTTTTCCCACACCCATTTTTTCCTGTGATGCATATCTTTTCATCACCACGAAGGAAAAGGTGAATATTAGTAGACAAAGCACGAGATCCATCCGGACACATAAGGAATGGAAGGGAAAAATCTATGATCGTTTTTCCAGAAGGCACGGCGGATTTTTCGCTTCCCATTTTGAGAAACATTGCCGACTCGCTTTCCGGCATTTCTGCCATATTCTGCTTTTCCCGTTCAAAGCGGTGTTCCATTGCTTTTACTACATGCATCTTTTTCTTCAAAAGCCGTCCGCTATGCGGATCCTGTCTGGTAACGGATGCCTGGTCATGCTCAACCTTTTGCTGAATCCTCCTTAGCTTTTTCTCCTTGATTTTCTGCTCTTTCCTTTGGCTCACAGCAAGAGCCGCCTGGTTTCGCATATTTGAATTCCGATATGCTACATACTGGGTATAGGGCATTCTGATGACCGTGTGACGGCATACACGCTTTCTTTTCAGCTGTTCTATATGAATCACCATATTCGCGGTGTGTTCAATCAGCAGCTCGTCATGTGATACAAACAGGATCGCTTCCTTTGCATCAGATATAAATTTCTCCAGCCATTCAAGCGTCTCAATATCAATGTCATTTGACGGTTCATCCAACAGCAGGACAGTCGGCTCCTGTATTAAGAGTTTCAACATCTGAATTTTAATTTTCTCGCCACCCGACAGCGATTCCATCAACTGATCGCTGTAATAGCAATCCTTATCAATCTGCATCTCAGCCGATAACTGGGCAAGCTCTCCTGGTGTCTTGAGATAAAACATCTCCGATTCGGAAAAGAATTCATAAACTGTTTTCTTTTTATCCTCTTTGGAAAGCTCCTGCGGCAAATACCCAAGCCTCTCACTCGAAACAATCCGCTCGCCATGTGCCTCGATGTAATCCCCTACCGCATCTGGGTCATACATCCATCGGAGCAATGTGCTCTTTCCATTACCTTCTTCTCCAATGATAACAGCTTTATCACCCGGATTTAAGACAAGTGAGAAATCCTCTAACATATTTCTGAGATCACGCTTATGTGAAATGTTCAGTCCTTTTATCTGAAACATATAGTCTTCCTTACTGCCCGCATTAAAAAATCTGTCTCCATGCCGAAGACAGATTAAGCGTACAAACTAAACACGACTATATGCCGAACGCACACACCATGAACAAGAATCAATAGCGGCTTTAGAATGATACGATAATCTAATTCGGCATATACAAACAGACCCTTGCAGGTCTTATTCTTCCGTTTGCATTTACCAAATCAAATTATCTAATAATCATTCCTACACCCTCACACGTTATGTGTGCCCTTCATTTCGATTTGAATTGTATTATATCATTCTCGCCTGTAAATATCAATCAAAATTTATCCATGTCCTCCTGCGTTCCGACATAACAAAATTCACCTTGCTGCTCATCCCTCTGCATCTCCGTATACATATCATTGATCTCTCCGATGGTCAGCAGATCCATCTCACTGATATGCACACCAAGCTGCACCGCCCTTAACAGCAAGAGCGGCGTTGTCATTTCCCGGTCAGTCGCTCGAAGTTTTTTTTACTCTCCACCTGCGTCTGCACATTCAGACCCCAGAGCTCGATAATCTCAGGAAGCACCTGATAGATGGAGAATGTACCGAACTGATCCAGCCATTCATCCGGCGTATCCGGAACCCCCTGCGGATCCGCGTGCTTTGCCATGATGTAACTTATATCCTCGAACAGTTCCAGCGAAAAGGAATCCAGCGCAGAATTTTCGGGATCATTCTCATCAATGCCCTTCTGCAGATCATGAAGATCCTTATAGATATCCCTGTGAAACTTATTTCTATATATTCTTGGAATGGCAGCGGAAGCCCTGAAGGTCACATCCTTGCCATCAATATTCACTGTCTTTGTAAGTGCCATTTCATTTTCCTCCAATCACAAGAATGGGCAGAGCCGAAGCCCTGCCCGTTAAGATCAACCCTGTCCGTTCTTTGTCACCGTTACGGTATATGCCGTACTGGTGCATCCGGTCTTGCTCGCGATCACCGTCACGGTATTGGTTCCGCTCGCCCAGGTCGCATCATTGCCGCTGGTATGAGCCACTCCGTTCACAAGAATTGTGACCGCCGTTCCGCTTGCCGCAGTAGCCGATACAGCATCCTCATCATTCACGGTCTCAGCCGTATAGGAAGTGGTACCGGCATCAAAAGCAGGCGTAAGCTGCAGGCTTC